TACAGGCGACTGGATAGTTTCGGTAATGCCTGAAGGTGAAAGAGGATTCGTAAAGAAAGATGATGATGAAATCTCAGCCAAACCGTTCACATTGTCAGATGAAGACGAAGAGAACTTCAAGAAAGTGACAGATAATAATTTCCACGCAGATGTCATAAAGACAGAAGACGGTTACTACATCTTTGATGTATTAGAATACGATGACAAGGAAGTGCACGATACATTACTAGATGACCGCATTAAGATTCTAAGAGGAGGCATGGAAGGAGTAGAGAATATACATGTCCCAAGTGCCAGCGATACGAGACTTACAGATGATGCAGGTCTTGAACTAATAGTAGAGGACCTGCAGAAAGAGCATGACAAGTTGCTTTTACGAGACGCTAAGTCTACTTACATGGTAGGAGAAATGCGCCATCCTAAGTGGGTTATGCTTAACGAAGGTAGTGATGTGGTACTTAGAGTACTTGAAAGAAGAGGCGAAGGACCTTACACATACCGCTTAGGTACTGGTCCGATTACTCAAGAAGAAGACTTGGGTGACAGAGCAGTTGAGTCAGGCGGAGAGACTTACATGGATGTAGGTGCAGCCTTTGGTAGTTCTGAAAAGTATAACGAAGGAGACCATGTTAGTGTCAATGTATCTAATGTAGGTGAATCTGAAACCGCTAATGGTCAGAAACTGTATACTGTAACATCTACTGACATTAAAGAAGAAGCAGAAGGAGAAGGGCTTGTTAGCCAAGAAACTTTAGGTTTACTTGCTAAGTCCGAATCTCCGCAGTGGTTATGCGAAGTATCGAGAGCCAGTACTGGTATCAGAGTAACCATGCCTCAAGGAGATGTACTGTACAAGTGTACACAGACTGGTAGTATGTGGACAGTGCATAGCCCGTTGGCTTCAAACTCTTATCTCGTCCGTTTGTCTGAAAGTCAAAGAGAATACTGGAGTCCAGTTGCAGGCGCTTTGCTTAAAGCCGATTTAGAAATTAGAGAAGAAGAAAATCAGTTTGATGAATCAGGAGATTGGGCAGAGCCTCTAGTTAAGCCTAAGAAAATTAAAGGCACTGATTGGTGGGACGAGGAACAGAAAAGAAAGATACTTGTCAAAGGATTAGTACTGGTTGAAAAGATACTAAAGAGTGGAGTGGGGGCAGTTGGTCAATCTAGCACAGGTGCTATGGGATTGGGCATAGGGTACGCTACTCCTATAGAGTCGCCTACTGGTCCGACTAACCTACACGATTCTAAGACAATGCCTGACTTTGATACTAGAAAACGCCCCGGTGAAGATTCTTCTATAGAGCCGGGAACGCAAGACGAAGAGCCTGCTAAGCATATGTCTATACCCTTAAAAGAGGGCACTCTTGAAGTATCAAGCGATTCTGCTACATTCCGTACTTGATTAAATAGTATGAATGGATTTGGTAGAAACAATGTCGGCCTCGATGACCCTGCGTACATCCCCTGTTAACCACACGGGTAGTATTAGCATAGTCAAGGCTGACAATGACCTCGTAATTGCTGGCTACGCATCTGTAGAGATGGTAGACAAGCAAGGTGACCTAATTACCCGTGGAGCATTGAAGAATGCATTTGGCGACTTCATGAAGGCTGACGGGTTCCGCAATGTACAACTCGCACACTCTAACATACAAGTTGGTAGTGTAATACCACAGTACACAGACTCTGATGGTCGTGTATGGAAATCCGGCGTTGATGACGCTGGTATGTTCGTAGTCATCCAACTAAGAGATGACATCGAAAAGGCAAGAGAAGTTGCCAGTGAGATTCGCAAAGGAGCACTAAGAGGCTTCAGTATTGGAGGACAAGCATTCAAGAGAATGCGAAAGAGTGACCAGCAACATGGTGACTACACTGAAATCTCCAAACTGGAACTACATGAAGTGACGATTTGCGAAAAGGGCATCAACCCTGAAGCAACTTTTAGAATACTAAAGGAGGACACAAGCATGACAAACGAAAATGGCGCATTAAGCGAATTATCTACTGTATTGGATAGACTAAACCATCGTATGGACGCAATGGAGAAGGGCGAATTACCCCCTTTCCTAAAGCCGAAAGACGCTGATGACAAAAAGGACGACTCTGATTCAGACGAAGACAAAAAAACTGAGAAAGACAAAGGTGAGCGAATGGCTGACAAAGATGAAAAAGAAGCAATGTATGGACAAGGACACGATATGGAACAGAAGAGCGATGGCTACTCAGATGTTATCACAAGCGAATACCTTAACTGGATGGAAAACACTCTGAAATCTCAGGGCGTAGACATTTCCGGCGCAAGAGTTCACTTTGATGATGTTGCAAAGGCTAACCTCGGCAGTACCCCTGAACAGATTGGAGATGGAGCAGACTACTTTGCAGGTCAAGTTAAAGGCCGTGCAACAGAAAATGGTTCACCATCAACTGGAGCAGTTGGAAAGATTAACTCCGGCAAAGAAGTTGCTAAAGGTTATCTAAGTCCAACTAATGTATCTTCAACAGATATTGAGGCTGCATATGAAGTTTACAAGGCTGCAGCACTAGAAGAGCAGTTCAAGGGTAACCTTGGCGCTGTATTCAGTGACCGCCTTTCTAAGGAACTTAACCATGAAGCAGAGGCTCGTGCAGCAGCACAGTTCGACGCTCGTACACCACTATCTAACATTGAAAAGGCGCTTTCTGACCTAAGCAATCGCATTGACAACATTAGTACTGCTCCGGCAGAATCAACTATCCGCAAGTCGGATTCATCTTCCACCGTAGAAATACCATCTACACAGGAACTAGCAAACATGTCGTGGGACGAAGTACACAGTCTCGCAGGGACGGTTTGGGAATAAATAAGGAGGAATTGACATGGCACGAAATTACATGAGAACAGTTAACGATATGGAACGCTACTATTACGGAGCAGGTAGTTCAATGGGCTACACCTACAGTGGAAGCGAACTATTGAAAGCAGATGCTCCACTATTGAGCACAACCGCTGGTACATACCAAGCAATCTACGGACGCAAAGTATGGAGTCAGTTGAACCAAGAGTTCAACGCATTCTCCATTCTACCTAAGAAACCTTGGGACCGCAGTGGATGGAGAGTTGTAACTGCAAAGCCTTCGACAGCAGTCGGTGGCGGAGTAGCAGAGAACGCAACACTTCCTGAGACTACCAAGCCTACATTCCAAAACATTGCTGCAAAGCCTAAGACTATCGCACACACATTCGATATGTCTGAAGTTGCAATCTTCTTGAATGACAAGGATGACGGACTGGGCGACATTCGCTCTGTCCTAAAGGAAGAGATGGGTAAGCACCACGCTGAGCACATCAACCAAATGCTAACACAGGATGTAGACACACCTGCAGGTAACGACATCGAGTCCTTGGACCGTGTTACTGCAAGCGCTGCTGAGATGGATGTAAGCGGAGATTCAACTGCTTCCACTCCAGTGGCTCACGCAGGCGTTGCTACTGACCTTGACATCTACAGCATTGACCGAAGTGCTAACACTTGGTCCGATGCAGAAGTAGTCTTGGCTAACACAGCAAGTGGTACTCGTTCAGGTAACGCAGTATTATCCCTTGACCATCTTGACGAAATGTTCCAGAAAATCTGGATTCGTGGTGGTAACCCGAAGGTTATGCTAACAGGATATGACACTCTAATGCGTATTCAGCAACTTCTACAGTCTCAACAGAGATTCATGGAAGAGAAGAGAGTTGTACCAACTTACAACGGTGTCAAAGGTGTACCGGGTGTTGAGGCTGGATTTATAGTCGCAACTTACAACGGTGTCCCAATCATCCCATCTAAGGATGTACAAGCAGAACCTAGCGGTATTAGCCGTATCTACTGCTTAGACACAGATTACCTATACTACAGTACTGCGAAACCAACTCAATACTTTGAGTCCGGTATCGAGACTGGAGACCCATTCGCTGTTAACAGGCTTGGACAGGAAGGACTTTACCGCACAATGGGTGAAGTTTGGACTACTTTCTTTGGAGGTCAAGGTTCAATCCGAGACTTGTCTTGAGGTTAACTGTGATAAATAATAGGAGATGAAAATATGGCAGCAGAATTAACATTAACAGGAACAGCAAGCGGAAATGCAACTCTTGTAGGAGCATGGGAACTGAGAGCAGGGTCAGCGGACACAACAGAGTGGCTTGATGGCGCAGCAGATGTATCTTATCCCGGCGGTGGACCGGGAACTTTCAACGCTTCTAACAGCGATGGAGCAAGCGGATATGACCCAGCACCTAAGATGGCACTAATCACACTCGGTTCAACAACTGATGGACAAACAATTATTCTTGGTGGCGGTGCATCTGCTATTCTTGGATTCGTTGTATCAGGTGGAACAGCCAACAATGGACAAACCATTGGTGGAAACCACTCTGCACTTACCGTCACTTTTGAAACCACAGGAACTGTGAC